AAGTTGTTAGCACCTTGAGTGATTAAACATCTTTCTGTTAAGAAGTGTAATTGCATTGCATCTAAAGCAGATGTAACAGCACCAACAGAACCAGTAACCCAAGTTTTCATTCTTCGGTCATCAGTTTGTGAAGCTCTATACCTAACATGTAAGAAAGGTCTCTTCATGCTTTGCCCAACAGTTTGATCATAAACTGAAGAAGTACCAGCAGGTATCATAACACCTCTAATAGCATTAGAACCAGCGATATCGTTAATACCACCTCTAGTAGCTAAATCATTTAAGTATCTAAAGTCAGATTTGTAGAAGTCATAAGAACCTCTTCTGAAACCAGTAAAACCTAAATTTAATGCCATGTCTTCAGAGTTGTCAAATACACCGTAAGAAGTACCACCAGCTCCGTAAGAGTTCATTGAAGCTAACATGTCGTCAATTGCTAGAGAAGTACCTCTATTAACAAACATCATGTACTCTTCAATAGCACCTTGCTTATCAAACTCGGCAAGTATTGCATCGAACTCAGCTAAATCAGTAGCAGCGTTAACACCGTTTACACCAGAAGTTACATTACCTCTACTTGTGATAGCAGCAAATAAACCTTCAGTACCTGTTCTAACGTCGCCATCAGCAGCGAAAGCATCTTCAGTTAAATCCTCTGCAGTTACTAAACCAGAAACAGCTCCATCATCAGCAATACCTCCAGTTTCACCTTCAATCATTGCCATCTCAACATAATCAGTAAAACGTGATCTAGTGTCAGCCTCTGCTTTTAAGTACCATAAGTAACCTGATTGGCCGTTTTCAGCAGAAACTTCAACCCAACCAATTCTAGAAGCATCAGAACCTGAAACTTCGTAGTAATCTCTCATAATAATTGGTTTATTAGTAAAAGATTTAAAAGTTGGTTCATTTTTTCTTCTTGATTCTAAAGTTGCTGTAGCAGTAGCTATATCAGTATTTAAAGAATAAGCAGTTCCTTTTAAAAACTCAGAACCATAAACTAATATTCTTAAAGTACCTGCAGTAGTATCAGTAATACCAGCAGTATTTAAAGAAGCTGTACCGTAAGGAGCTACTGCAATAGTTGCACTTGCTGCTGGAGCATCTACAACTAAAGCCTTAACAACTCCTTGTGAATTAGCTACAATAACAGTATCGTTAACTCTAATACCATGAGTAGTAGTCAAAGCGTTACCATCAATATCTGCTGTAATATTTATAGTACCACCAGAAACAACATCACCACCTGTAGCGTTTGCTAGTGTACCTCTATAAGATAAATGTAATCTACCTTGTTCAGACCACACTACTTGATCAGCAGTCATAGCCTCTTCTGCACCAACTTGAGCAAGGAAACCAGAAATCGTACGAGGTCCAAAAACCTCAGCTTCTTTTTCCATCAAGTCTGGCACGTATTGTTGCGCCCAACCTTGATTTGCAGTTGACGCAAGATCTAAATAGTTTGTAGAAAGTGCAGCTTGCTGTGAAGCAGGCGTACTATTTAACAAACCTCCATTTGTAATTGCCATAATTTTTTAATTTTAAATTGTTATTTGTTGTTTTTAATTTTAAACTTAAAATCAGAAGTTGTATTACCTAATACTTTTACTTTTATACCATCTGCTGATATTTGTCCATGAGCTTGTCTTGGATTCATATTAACATTTTTAGCTTTAGCAACACTATCTTTCATAGCGTCAGCTTTACCTTGTTCGTAAAAGTGCTTTGCAATAGCATCTGCATTCATTGCTGTATATAAAGATTTATGATAACTCGCTGCATCTGCTATTTCATTATTTTCATTCAAAAACTTTTTGACAAAATTATTAATATCGCTTTGAGTTTCTTTTACTTTATTTACATCTTTAACGTTAAATCTATATTTTTTATTTCCAACATTATATTCAAAACCTTTGAATTTGTCGTTAAAAACTTTATTAGTTTTGTTTAAAAAAGTAGATTTTTGTTTATCTGCTATTTTTTGATTTGCTTCTGACTCTTTGTTGTATCTATTAAAAAAATCCCAAGCTTTTTGTTGTTCAGGCGTAAGCTTTGAACCAGCTTTAATTTCTTCATAGTATCTGGATTTTTGCCCTTCCAGGTGAGCTCTAGCGTCGGCAACTTGCTCTTTTAACGCTAATTTCTTTCTTCGTATATCTCTTTCTTCATCAACATCTTCATCGTAAGAGAACGAATCTTCCATAAGGAAGTTAATTTCTTCTGCATTTAAATGAGGTTTTGTTTGCTTATAGTATTCGTATAGTAAGTCTTGATTATCTAATTTACTATAATCTTGATTAAGCTTAACGTAATCATTTAAATCACCACCAGTTTCTTCCATAAAGTCTACTAACTTTTGAATATTTTCCGGTAGTGGTTTACCGGTAGCTTCTGCTTCAGCTATAGCTTCTTCAACTTGCTCTTCAACTTCTGCTATTTTTTCTTTAGTAGTATCTTCGGTAATTTCTTCTAATATTGCTTCTTGTTCTTGTGTTTCAGCTTCCGGTTGTATTTCTTCTTGTTTTTCTGTGGACTCGGTGTTTTCAACGAGTTCAACCACTCCGCTGTCGTCAGTGTTATCTTCTTTAGTTTCATTTTCTTCTGGTTTTACTGGTTTATCTAAATTTACTTTTATAACGTTGTCTTCTTCTTGAGTGTTTTTTACCTCAACTTTAGTTACGTTATCTTGTGTAGTTTCTTCAACTACGTTTTCTTTATTTTCTTCCATAATATAATATAATAATAATTAATAAGTTTATCTAGGACCAAATCCTCTTAGGTCTAGACCACCTAAAACGTCATTACCAGATGACTCAAAGTTTTTAGGTGGTTTTTCGTTTTTTCTTTGATCTATAAGCTCACTTTGTTGTGTGGCTTGTATTTTTGTTCTTTCATCTTTTCTATCTTCTTTTTCTTTTTCTCTATTTGAAAGCTGTTGAGTGTCCATACTTTTTAACTGCATATTGTATTGAAACTCTAATGCCATTAGTTCTTTTTTATGGTTAACTTCTTGCATTAATTTTTGTGATTCTAGTTGAGCTTTTAATTGTTCTATTTCTGCTTTTCCAGCATTTAAAGCTTGATTTTTTTGCATTTCAGCTTGAGCCGCAGCTTGAGAAGACTGTTGGTTTAATTGAGCCTGTTGTTGCATGTTTTGCTGTTGCACCAGCTGGTCTCTATTTTGTTTTTTTCTTCTTCTTATTTTTAACAATTGATTAGCTATTTTAATACTTTTTATATTTCTTAAATCAATAGCATCTTCTAAATCTATACTTTGTTGTTGTATAGCCATTTGTATATTGTTTTCAAGCATTGCTTTTTCTTCATCATCAGGCGTTAACTCTATAAATATACCAAAATCATATAAATGTAAATTAGTTAATTCTTTTAGTGTTGCTACATTATGTACGCCTATAGCTTGTATAAAAGCATCTCTTGTTGGAGAATATTCTATAATATCAGATATTCTAAGTGATAAACACTCGCACATTTCAGCTGTTAAAAATAAACCAGCTTGCAACACATGTCTTGTAGCTGTATTAGAATTTGCAGCAGCTAATTTTTGTACACCAACTAAAGCATTTTTATCTGGAGTACTACCGTCTCTAGCCTCGTTTAATCCTGTAACGTCTCTTATCATTTGTAAATAATAATTGTATGTTTGAATTAAACTTTGCATTTTACCACCGCCATTACTAGACTGTATTTCTTGTATTGGTATTTTGCCAGGATTCATATCTCCTTCAGAAGTAAATGATCTACCAATAACAGAACCAGTTTGGAAAAACATATTTAATGCTTCTTGTGGATTATAATTAGTACCATTACCTAAATCAATTTCAGCTAAACCATCAGCATCTAGATAAACACCATCTGGAACTAATCTAGACATAACTTGTTGTAGTTTTAAATGCGTAAGCTGAATCATGTCTGCGAAACCAGTAATTCTACTAACTATAGATTCTATTCTTCCATTGTATATTCTAGGAGCAACTATAGAATAATTCATTTTAACTTTAGTATAATCACTTTTTGGTCTTAACATATTTTTTGCCATTTCCCATTTAAGTAATTTGTTAGTACCAAGAATTAAAGCTCCATCGTATAAAGTTTCTATTGACCTTAACAATCTGTTATAATGACCTTCTTTTTCTTGTGGTGGATTAAAAGAATCGTCTTTAGGTATAATTTTATCTGCACCACTACCAGTTTCTTTTATTTTATAAACCTCATTCATATAAGTTTTATAATTAAAATATAATACTTGTATTGTATTATTGTCTTCTTTTTTGTTGTAGTGTGTGTGGTAATTATTAGTTTTGTAATTAGATTTATTTTTCATTATATCTTGAAGATCTTCTTTTGTTAAATGAGGAAACTGTTTAGCTAACTCATTTACTGGAATAGTTTTTACTTCACCAACATAATATATATCTTCAAAATAAGGAGAATTAGTATAAGAATATACAAGATTTGCAGGATCTACGTATTCTATAGTAGCACCTTCAGAAGTATTAAAAGAAGTTTTGACTGCGCCAATACCAAGAACAGTAAGATCATAATAAAATCTTTTTTGAATTAAATCATAGTTGTTGCCTTCCATTAAAACTTTTAAAGCTTGTTCTTCTGCAATTTCAGCTTCTTGCTTATATGTTATTTGCATATGTAACTCTAGTTCTTCTTGAGTTTCAGGAAGTGTTTCTGGATTTGTTTTTCTAAGATCTATTTGAAGATTTTGCCCAACATAATCGTTAAATTCTTTTGATTGCATGTCTGATATAATATCTTCCATGTATTTAGTTCTTTTACTAACACCATATGGATCTTGAGAAAAAGCTTTTACATCATATATTCTATCTGACATACCGTTAACTACTATGTCAACAAACTTAGGAATAATTGGAACTGGTTTCCAATCTAAATTAAGATAAGACAAATCACCGTTAATAGATAATTCATCTTTATATTTTTGAATAGATTGTTCGCCTCTAGCATACAACCTTAAACTGTGAAAATTATTGTGGTTAGTTCCATATCTACTAGAACCTCTATCTTCGTAGAACCATTCTTGCTCTATAGCCTTAGCTACTTTTAAACCATAATCATAACTTAACTTTTCTGCATCGCTTACTGTTTGGCTCGGAAAATAATCTTTTATAACAGACTCTGCCATATTTATTATTTTATTATTTGTGATGTATTGCCTGTGTTTTTATATCTAGCAATACTTATATTTAACTTTGGTTTTTCAATTTTTGCGTTTGGAGCATATAAGTGTCTGTTGTTTGCCATAATAGCTAAACCACTACTTATTGTTGCGTCAAACTTTGTTCTTTTGTTTATATCAAATTTAGCCCAATCATTTAACAATCTATTAAAATACAAATCTCCAAAACTACCATCTTTTTTCATACCCACGTGATCTTGTATATACATTTCAATTGCTGCTGCATGAGCTTGTTTAATGTCTTCGCTAGAGTTTGGTATACCACCTATTTCCTTTTCTGCAACAGATAATTTATTCCAAATCTTGTCTGGTCTATTCATACTAAAACCTCTATATCCTCTACGTCTTAAATAGTATAATAATCTTGGTTTATTGTTCTCTGCGAGTATTGGCATGCCATAAAAAATTAACGCCATTAAAACGTCTTCAAAAAATATTTCAGCCGTAGGTGGTCTTGATAAGTATTCTAAAAAGAAACTATTCGCAGGAGCGTCCTCCATACTAAACCTGGTTAAGCCGTGTAATGCTCCTTTAGAACCTTCTCCATCTACGGTTCCTGATATATCATAAGAGTCGCAACCAAACGCTCCCATGTGTTCATTACCAGGATATTTAATACCATTTTTAAGTACCACTCTATTTTGCAATTGCTGGGGTGGAACCCAACTAACTTTAAACCTACCTTTTGGATCTGGGTAGAATATAACTTGAGAATCTTTAACTCCATTAACCCACTGAAAATTACCTGTTGTAACTCCTAATGTTCTAGACATTTCTTCGTTATAGTCTATTTGCTCATATATTTTTACTAAATTAAATATACTATTTTTTGTTTCATCTCTAAATGCATGTTCTTCAGTACGCGGAAACTGTCTATAAAATTCATTTAAAGCATCTTGATCGTCTTTTAAACCATCAGCTTCATTTTGCCAATTATCTATTACGCCTATATCTATTAGTTCACCGTCTGGGGCAAACACATCTGCGTCAGGAGTAGTGAATACTGGAACTCCGTACTCATCAATAAATCCTTCGTAGTTCCATTCCATTGGGATAAACAAAGAATATAAACCAGATTTTGTCTGGCCATTTCTATTTCTTTTAGTGACATCTGATGCATTATACAATTTTTTAAAATTATCTCCACCTTTGTCTAGGGCGTTGGAAGTTGAACCCATCATACATTTACCAATAATTCTACTACCTAATCTTAAACAAGTTTTTGTAACCCTCCAGTTGTTTAATATATTATCAGGTCTTTCCCATTTACCACTTTCATCGTGTACTAATAATGCGAGTTTTTCACCATCATAACTATTATCACCTGTATTCTTCCAATCAATAGTTGTGTCTAAACCTTGTATATCTTCTATTTGTTCGTTAGCTATTATTTTTTTTCTTGTAAACTTACTAGCTGGTACTCTATATGCAAGCTCTGATTTTGGCCTGTCCATACCATCTTGTATTGGTTTAAAGAAAAAAGGATAGTTAATACTAATAGGTACTACTTTATCTGTAAACATTTTTTTAGCATCAGCACCTGTTTTAGAAAGTATCCCATATCTACTATCACTTGATATAGTGGCTAAATTAACTGTTTCTGCAGATGACATAAACGAAAACCCTGAACGTCTGTTTTTTAAGTAACACATACCATAGCATCTTTTGTCTGCTTTACATGCTTCCCAAAATATAAAAAATAATCTATTTGCTTCTCTAAAGTCAGGTGCGCCTACATCTATTTTACTCCATTGTAAATACATATAGTGAGCACCCGTTATGTACGTTGGTTTTTTATTATTCATAAACCAAAAGCCTTCATCTCTTCTTTTAAACTCTTCGTCTATATAATCAAACCATTGTTCTTTTGATTCT